CTTGTTGTGCCGTAGCATCCTGACCGCCAGCGCCGCCAAAGCCCATTGGACCCAATAGGCCAGCTTGCGGAACTTGTGCGGCTGCATTTTGTTGCATAGGAGCCGGTGCATCCGACGACCCCATACCCAGCGCATTGTTCCAGTCGCTACTACCACCTCTCGAACTATTGACCGAGGTCACGTAGGGCTGCACAGCACTCCACGCCTGCTGTCCAGCAGTCTTGTAAGCATTAGCAATGTCATCTAAAAGACCGGCCATGATGCGCCCTAGAAGAATGTGGACAGCAAACCTGCTAGCCCGCCAACACCTGCACCAATTGCAGTCCCAACGCCCGGAATAATCGAACCAATAGCTGCGCCAGTGCCTGCGCCTTTCAGTGCTGCACCGCCCATGTTACCAATACTATTTCCCTTGTGGGTAGGATCGACCGTGCCTTGAAGCCAACTGCCCGCTAGATTGCCAGCAATACCAATTGGCCCGCCCCATGCTGAACTCAGACCCGATGCCGCGGTACTCGCTGCATCCGCCGCAGTTGCCGCACCCAAGCCTGCGCTACCCACATCTGCCGCCCCGCTGATACCCGAGCCAGCCAAACCCGCGCCCGTTCCGAACAATGCGCCACTGCCTTCAATCGCACTTGGTGCAATCGCACTCGACGCCGCGGTCGTTGCAGCGTCAGCACCACCACCGCCCGCCATTGATCCAAGCAAACCAGCGCTATCAAGCGCACCACCAGCATTGCTAATAGTAGCGCCAGAACCAAACGACTGCATACCTTGCTTAATCAGCGGACGCGATTGCATCAACGCGCTGTTTATCTGCTGCGATGGGGTTTGGCTAGTATTGGTATTGCTACCGGGCGTCGAGGAACCCATGAGTGGCTCCTTATACCGTACCAGCGCGATACTTTTGCAGCATTTGCAACATACCACTACCCGCCGGAGTTCCAGCCGCCATCGGCAACGCCACAACCGGAGAACCAAAATTCTGAGCCTTCAATGCAACCTTTCCAGTCCCGCCACTCTTTACGGTCTGGTCGGTACTCTTAGCTGCATCAGCCAACTTACCGCCTGCCGCTGCCAGCCCACCTAGATTAACACCGCCACTAGTATAGTTGCCCTCACCAGTCACAGCATTACTGAAATCCGGCATCGTCATACCAGACCCAACGCCGGTCAAGCCAGCCATCGAAGTCGGCGAATTGGCGTTATCAGGAGAGTTGTTAGCATCAATCTGACTAATGGTGCCATCCGGTAGCTTGAACGCATAAGCATTATTCGGGTCGCCGGCACTTCCGCTGCCCGCTGTCAATGCACCACCCAGCCCTGAACCGGTACTCGGATCGCCGGTACTAGGCATACCTTGGCCCAACGCACTCGCCATGCTTTGCGTCGTACCGCCACCTGCATTGTTCATAAATGAACTCATAATGTTCACCCACTCTTATAGGCGTTGTAAGCACCAAGGGCTGTAGTACCAAGACCTAATGCTGTTCCGAGGGTATTAGCTTGGCCCGGATTTTGCTGAGTCATCGACGTACCCGCACCGGAGCCAAGCGCACCTGATAGACCGCTAGACAATGTGGACAGTTGCTGATAAGGCGCATTGACCATGTTATACCATTGCTGGTATTGTGCATTCAACTGGTCCTGCGCATTTTGCTGAGTGACGCCGCCTGCCGCGATCTGGCCCGCGCCCGCGGTGCCTGCGGTAGTTTGTGCTTGGTTCGCGCCTTGCAATGAGGACAGAATACTGTTGATATTGTTGAAATAGTTCTGGGAACCTAACTGTTGAGTTCCCAAACCCATCTGGCTACCAACCGATTGATTGGTCAGCGCTACCGCATTTTGCTGCTGAGCAACTTGTTGCGCAGTTTGCGCGGCAGTATTGTACCCTGCGTTATACATGTTCGAAGTATTAGCTGATAGGGAGTCAGCGAGTTGTTTTTCTTGGGTCCCTGTAGCCTGATCCTGAGCACTGCCGCCGAATGCGCCCGCGTTGCGGAATTGCGCAAGTGTTGTTGGCGCTGTGACATTACTATACGCGTCCGTAATTTGTTTGTTCGCGCCAGCGACACTCGCCGCCAGATACGGATTGTTTGATGGGTCCGTAAAAGGGTTAGCAGTCGTGGATGCAGAGACATTGCCTGTATACGGATTCGTGACTTGCGGACCCGTCCCTCCGGCTAAGTTCTGGTAATAACCCGCAGCGGTATTTGCCACATTAGTTGCATTACCGGCTGCCTGATTGACCGTGTTGATCCCTGCGCTTTGGGTCGGATCAACCCCAGCTACCATTTGTCCGCTGTAAGTTGGAACTGCTTGATTGGATAAATCAGAACTACGGGTGAGCAACTGTTGCGCATAGGGTTGCGCCCATGATGGCAACTCTGTCGTGGTCGTCGCAGAACCACCGCTACCGCCGCCGCCACTGCTCATTTCGCTGCCCCAAAAAGAAAAGGGCGACAACCGAAGTTGCCGCCCCGAACGAGGTAGACACGAGAAAAGACTCTAGCTTCAAAGCATAGGCGCGCTCGCGCAATTATTCAACTGGCATTTCATACACAGCCATGCGTGGCTTGAACCCTAGTTTTTCCGCGGTCTCGCGCCACGCTTTACGCGATGACCCAAAGGTGATGTTGCGAGCACCTACTTTCTTCGCCAAATCAAGCATTTCAGGTTTGAACAAGTTCAGCATATCATGACCGGGCTTCGAAAACAGTTGCCATAGATGCAGGTCCGGCAGTAGCAGACGCACTACCACATGACCGATCATTTCGCCATCCAATCTCAAAATGAACAAAGTCGCCTGATTCGTAAAACACATTGCATAAACTTCTTCAGGGATCACATGGTCAGGCGCATCCATGCTAGCCACATCTTGTCGAATCAATGGCCACACGTCTTTAAGTTGCTGCGGCGGAATTGCTTCAGCAGTTTTGACGGGGTCTGGTTTCCTAACTTCCTCAGCGTCAGCCATTTTTAGTTTCCAGTGATGGTGCGGCACGCTACCCATGTGCCTGGTTTGCCTGCGGCGGTGCAGAGCCACCCAATTATAACGTACTTTGCGCCCGCGGTGCCTATTTCGCTGGGCGCACTGTTTCGAATAAAATCGCCCTGCGCATACAAAGTGGTTGAGCTTACCGGCGGAGGTCCACTTGATGCCGAAGTTGCGGCTGAAATACTGCCGTCGGTCATCCCATTGACTTGAGTTCGAACCAACTTGAGATAATTGCTTATCGCGACAATCACGCTTGCCAATACACCAGTTGCGCCAGTCGTTGGCAATTGCGGAACCGGAAGTCTCATATCGCACCTGCCGATTCCATACGCGGCATTGCACCAAGGATTTCATGGTCACCAGTAAAATTCAGAGTAACGGAAGTCCAGCGCGATGAAAAATCGCACGCAATTTCGCCATCATACCACGCTGGCAAGTTCACATAGGTCGGAGTCGTACCAAGTGTTTTTAATAGCGCTGCCGAACCGCCACAGGTCTGCGGCGCAGCACTGAAGCGCGGCAAAATACCCTGTAAATACGTGAAAGCTGCATCATCGCCAAACCAGCCAGTAGTCAAAGAGCTATTGGTCGCTACGCCCGAAAGCGATTGAAGAGTATGAGTCGCGTCGATAATCGATGGAAGGACCGACAATTGCGACCAATATGCCGAATTATACGGAATTTTCGGCATGGTATCCCATGTGGTCACTCCCGGCAACGAACCCAATCCATCCCAGGTAATTTGTCCGCTCACTGATTGACATGCAGTTTCAACTACTGCATCAGCACGACCAAATTTGCCGGTAAGATAGTTGTATACCAAACATTTATCGGGAATACCACTGCTGTTGTTATTGGAACAGAAATACCAAAAGATAAGCCCACGCTTGGTATCCTTGAACGACTGCACGCTAGCCTGATAAAGCGGCGACCAAGTAGTTCGAAGCCACGCGAATACATCATCCCCAATCGCTACCGGACGCGTGCCATCGAACGAGTATACCTGACAATCTGTACCAAGGAAAATAAGGCTAGTCCCGACATTGATCACGCATTCCTGACTGGGCGTGCCGACAATCGGGCTAATCAAGTTCATCGCCCATATGACCGGCGGTCCCTGGTAGGAGCCATAAAACATAGACAGCTGTTTGAAAATAACGATATTTGTCCCTAGCGCGCGCCCCGCGGTGATCCCTCCGGGTGTATCGACAATCACCCCACGAGCGCATTGGGTCGCTTGCGCAGGCGTCCAATTGGTTTGATCGTACAGTCCAGAGCACCACCAGCCATGCGGGTTGACGCCATAAGTCCCGTCAGTCGTACTCAATAAAAAGACAAATCCCTGAACGACTTCAACAATCGGCGCGACAGGCGAACCTGCCACATCTGCGAATAAGCCGCTACTGATCGATTGTTGAAGTAGATTAGTTCCATTGACCGCCAGCGAAGCGTTACCAAATTGCGCAAAGCGCCATTGGTTCAAACCACCGGTATAAGCGCCGCTTGCTCGGGTTACCTTGTTGTTCGCCGAACCGACTACTTCATATAAATCGGTGGCATTGCCGACAAAGGTCCGATAAGTGCCGTTCAGCAACTCGCATGATGCGGCACCGGTGACTTGCGATGGGAACGGTGGATTGCCATACTTAACCGGTGACGGAGCCGCTTTCATCCCGCGCATGGTCGGGACCATATTAGAGCAGTCGAGAACGCATCCTGGTGCAGTGGGGTCAATACTTGGTGTAAACCCCATAAACGGAATGATTGCGCCCATTATCCCGCCCTGATCGTAAGTGGCCCTTCCTGCGTCTTAGACCGCTCGTAATCCTGAATTTTGCTGTCGATTGCCATGTCGCGCAACTGCTGCCATTGCATCGCACGCGCATCATCCCGCATGTAGATACCAGCTTGAGCCAGTGCTCCAAACAGATAAGTAGTCGGACTGTCTTCAAGCAACCAGTTGGAAACGTTGCTATCGCTCAAAGGTTCAAGAGTAGTGTAATAATCGATCTGGCAGATTCCGCCCATAGTGACCACATTAAGGACCGCATTGTCACCTTCGATTTGGATCGTGTTATACTGCTGATAAGGCGAGCCATTCGCGTATGAACCGTTGAAATCCGACGGGTAAAATTCCATCCGAATACCGTTATACCACGCATTAATGATTCGCTTCCAATCCGATGGTAGCTGCGTTACGTTCTGTATTACTGCAAAAATGTACTGATCCCGACGCGCTCGGGTATAGACATTGTCATCAAACCATTCTTCCGCCATACTGATGAAGGTCGGAATCAGGCTAGTCAAGTCCTGTCGCTTCATATACTGCGCCATTATAGTCTGAAGCTGACTATAACTTTCAATGAGAACTGGAGGGGATGGCATCTCAGATCCGTCCTGGTGCTACTCGCCAATATGCATTGGCCGAGTCATTGCATAGCGCTTTGACATGTTTTGGATCAGACCAGAATTCTTCCCAACTCACATGGTTCACGAAACAATATTGCTCAATCACAATACCCGGCAGCACTGCTACCAACTTCATTTCCTCCGACCCATGGTAGCCTTCATTGCGTAGCGCCGTGACGGTATCGACCATATCGCCGAAATCAGAGGTATGGACAACCACAGTTTCGTCTTTGTCGGGATTGCTGATGAACTCTGTGGTTATCTTTTCCATCATGACCTCACACGAAAGGGGGTTGCGGCTGCTGCGGTTGCTGTTGGCCCGGATATTGCTGTCCCGGCTGTGGCTGGCCCGGGTACTGTTGCGCCTGCCACGGCGATTGCGGTTGTTG